AATTTCAGCAACTGGTGCCGATGTTACGGGCGCAACTATGGGCGAAGGCAGGGCTTCTACAGCAGGCGGGGCAACCTCTACCACATCCTGCTTAATCGTGATATCTTCAAAGCAGCGGCACTGAATGACATCACCAGCATCAGCAGTCCCGTCCAGATCGCCGGGATACATCACCGTGCCTGTCTCCAATTGCCATGGCGTCTCTAGCCCTTGCACTGTCTGCCCGTCCATTGCCTCATGGCTATCCCGCGTCCGCTTGTCGCCAGTCGATGACCATGTGCGCGTGAATTGATCGTCTCGCACCGCGCCTGTGTCCCGTAGCTGATGGAACCCCTCACTACGCCCCGCACGATATGCCGAAAGCGTTTCCGTCCGCGCAATGACCTCGCCACGATACCGCAGCACGTTGTTTTGATATGCCGTTATTGCACGGTCAATCTCTGCATCGGTTAGGGGCTTTCCTGATGCCTGTGCGCGGGCAATCATCTTGTCTAGTGCAGGCTGTCTAAGGTCGCGGTTTAGATACGCCCCATAGCGACCCGCCTGTAGGTCCGCCCGTGCGTTCTGGACCCAACCAACTTGCCCCACCCATCGACCGTTGGGAAATTTAGGAGACGGAGGCTCAAATCCGCCAGCAAGCCCTATGAACCCGCCCTCACGCCGCCCCGTAGCGCGGTTAATGCGGCCCACCATGTCCAAGGCAGTCGCACGCGGCCCACGTCCGGCTTCGATGCCTTGCGTAATGACCGCACGCGCAACCTCGCGCTGTTCGTTCACCAAGCCAGTGATAAGCCTTGACGACATATCGCGGCCCCATGCCTCTGCCCTTGGGTGCCGACCGTCAAAGCCCAGCACAACGCGGCTACCGTCAAACGGGTCTTTGATAACAGGCAAGCCCGCAATAGCAGCAATGCCGCCGCCCCTGAAGCTGTCCTCTAGCGCACGATCAATCGGCCCGAACAATGACGCATCAAACCGCATCGCACGGATCGCGCCTTCAATATCGCCGCTCTCGATTAGCCGTGTGACCAGAGCCACATCAACAGTCCGCCGGATGTCGCCAATAGCCGCAAGGAAGGCCGCCTGCACTTGCGGCTCAAGGCGTGCCATAGCCTCGCGCACAGCTTTAGGCAGGCGGCGTGCCATTTACCGTGGCCCGCGATGCGTGCGCGTAATCGTGTACGAAATGTCGTAAATGCTGACGGTGCCATTGCATCGGACATAAAGCGTTGCGCCGTTTGCCGTCCATGTGGCAAGCGTATAGCCCGAAACGGTAAAGCTGATTAACCGCTCAATCCCGTTGCCCTTTGGAAAGGTCTTGAGTTCTGGGAAAATCTTGCCGTTCCCATCGCCAATATCAAACCAAATATCTAGTTCTTCAGCCGCTGCCGATGTGGGCTTTGCGGCAAGGTCAACGCGGATCAAAATACCGTCGCCAACCCGCCCTGTAATTTTGCCGCCGGTGTAAAAGCTGGTCACATCACGCGGCTTTTCATCATCCAGAACCGTTCCAGCGTTGTTCGGCAGGATCGTGTCAGTATCGGCAAGCAGCAAGAATGGGCTGACGCTAGTGTAAACCGTGTCTGAATATTTCGCCCATCCGGTATCATCCAGGGACACAACAGCATCCCGCATGTCTTGCGCACTAATAAGCCCGCCCGTGTTGTCGGCAAGTAATGCAAGAATTTCGTCAATTGATCTAACCGTATCAGCCATTATGAAAATGCTCCAGAAAATGAGTTGTTAAATTCTCTTATTGGGATCGGCATAGGCGCAACGTACCCGCCCACTTCTAGCGTTGCCTTATATAGCAGGTCCACACCCAACGGCGCAACTGTCTGCAAATCCGCAATGGTATAGTTGACACCTCGCACCTTGATTATGTCGCCCTTCAATGGCACCACAACGCCAGCCTCAATAGTCAGCATCCGCCGCGTTTCACCGACAAGCGTTCCCGTATCATCGCGCACGTTGATGTTGCTGTCGATCACGGCAACCTGATAGGCAACCGGTGCGCCTTGAATTGGATCATACACAGGGCCACTAATTGGACCGTCTCGAAATATCGTGGCCTCGAACGTACCCGCGCCGACTTCAGCGCCAACGGCACGAATTGCGGCGGCTACTTCTGCGGATATGGCTGCTCCGCTCATAATATACGTGTCCATATGCGGACTAGCGTTCCATCGGCAATAATTCCCGCTGTAAATGAAACGCTAAACCGCAAACCCTTGCCACGACATATACGCCAGTGTCGGGGCGACGTAATGACCAAATCATGATACGAATAGCTCATACGATTGTCGCCCCCGTAAACCCAATCGACCTATCCCGCGCCGGGTCATAGTCCAGATAAGGCCGCAGGAAGTCAAAAGCGGATGTCACAATAGGCCGCGCAGCCTCTACGCTAGGATCATCACCAATGATTTGCCATTTCAGGCTATCAACGCCAGTTAGGACCTTTTGGCTACCAGACGTGACTTGAGGTGATAACACGCCAGCCGATTGTTGCTCTGCCCTTGCGAAAAGGATTTGCGCCCGCTTAACGGCAACAGGAATGACGCCACCAAAAAGCGGATATGTGCCGGACTTCCAGATCAGCCCTTGCATATAATAAAACCCGCGCCGGATTGCGGGATCATCGGCTGCAACAGTCGTGCCGAAATAGTCCTGCACAAAAGCGATATATTCCGCGATTGTTGCGTAGCTGTCCGCCCCGTCAACGCCCGTTCCGTTTTCAATGATTAGCGCCATGTTCCATCGCTCCAAAGTCTAAGGGCAGGTGTTACCCTGCCCCTGCAAATTACTTCTTTTCGAAACGCTTGGCAACGGGTTCAGGAGCAACAGGCACAAGCCATCCAGCGTCTATCCATTGGCTTACACCCACGTTCTTTACGTCCGGCACATCAGCGGTTAAACCTGCCAAAATGACGGTGTTGTCAGGCAGCACCAAAGTGCTACCCGACTTGTTTTCAAACTTAGCCATTAGGCCGAAACGCCAGAAATGTAGCGCACCGCTTTAGGGCGGCGGATATTGACAGGCGCAAAACGGAACATGCCAAGCGTCTTGATCTCCAAGTTGACAGTCTGTGGCGCAATGAAACGCAAAGGCATCGGCATGTGCATTTTCAGCACCTGCGGATCGCGGCGATAGGCCACCATCTTGTTCAACGCATCAAGTCGATAGTCAAACTCGATTGTCAGCGGCTGGCCTGTGGTGCTGGTGTACACGTTTGCGGAACGGATATAATCCAGAACCGTTCCCATGCCATCAGTCATCCGGCGATGAAGATCAACAGAGGTTTTCAAAGGCAGAATGATTGTGTTAGCAACCTCAATACCCAAAGTTTCTGTGTTAATCGCGTTCAGTGCCGTGTTGATGATTGTGGCAATCGCGTCAGGTGTAGATGCCGCAAAGGTAGCGCCAGCCGCCGCAGTAGTGATGCCAGTCATGTTGTAGAAACCTTCTACGCCAATCGTGGTATCCCCAAGGAATGCAACCGCATCAACAAACTGCTCGTAAGCCATACGCGCGGCCTCAGCACCGTCAGACGAAAGGTTGGTGCCAAGCTGTTGAGCAGCGCCGATTTCTTCCAGCGAGAAAGAATAACCAACGCCCGCCATGTTGACGGTCTGCTCAAATTTGGAACCCTTGATGTTGACCAGAGGCACATCATCGCCCTTGCCGTTCATAAACTTAGCCTTGCCAACGCTGTCTTGTGCGAAGTGCGTAACCGAAGCTGCAAACGGGTTCGCGCTTGTGTCGATAGGGATCAGGCGGGAATACTTGATCTCCGGGTAAGGCTTCTTAAGCACTTCACTTTCAATCGAAGTGCGCTGGCTTACAACGAAGCCAAGAGCCGCCTGCATGTCCATAAATTCGCTCATGTTGTCAGGCCTCCTTAGCCCAGATACACGCGGACAAGATTGCCAGCGGTCGCAGTAGTTTCAAATTTAGCGCCTGTGATCGTGGTCACAAGGCCAGCACCAATTACGCCAGTTGCTGCGGTAAATGTGACGGGATCAGATGGCACAACGTTGGTAGATGCAGTGACCCAGACAGTGCCCTTGCGGATAACGCCAGCAACCTCACCAATGGCATAGCTGTCAGCAGTGCGCGACTTGTCTGCAACGGCAATACCAATGTAGCCCGTGCCGCCCAGCTTTACAGAGCCGTCAGCAGTGCCTGCACCAACGGCAAGGCCAAAGGCAACGGCAGCAGTCTCGACCACTTTGGACGCTACGTCCTTGACGGTCTGGCTTTCAGCAATCATGCCCGCAAAGGCGATGCCCATTTCGCTGGAGTATGTGCCGATAAAATCTTGAACAGGCATTATACAGCCCCTTTCGTTTTCCAAGCGTCAGCCAACGCTTTGTTACGTTCCGCATAAAGCGTGTCGATATCTGCAACCTTCTTAGGTTCCAGCTTGGCGTCCTTGATTGGATCGCCCTTTGCAGCGTCTTCTGCAAGGATGTCAAAACGCGCATCGATATACGCATCAGACTTTTCAGCAACAGCAGCATCGCCAAGAGCGGCAACTACAGCGGCCTTGCGGATCGCAGCGTCAGACATGCCAACCATGTCGATATCCTTGGCCACCAGCTTGGCGCGTGAAATTAGGTCAGCACGGTCAGCGACCAGCTTGTCCAATGCATCACCAGTGACAACAGCAGCGTCAGCCTTGGCAATTGCAGCATCCTTTGCGGCTTCAGCAGCGGCAAGATCAGCAGCGGCTTTCGTAGCGGCGGCGTCAGACACGTCTTTTGCGGCAACCGCGTCAGCGAGTGCCTTTGTCAGCTTGTCGATTGCGGCGGCACCTGCGTCAGTCGTCTCGACCTGCAAGCCATCCACCATGATTTTCCGAAGATCAGCCATTTGGCCTCCTTTGCTTTCGGTATCGTTAATGGGGCTTGCACCCCAGTTTGACGCACTGTCACCAATGCGCAGTTTATCCCCACCGCGCGCCTTGGGCACAACGGCTAGGTGATTAATGCGGATAGGGCCTGTCTGAACCGCCTGATATGGCGTGCCGTCCGGCGCAATTCCATCCACCATTTCAACGGGTGTCGTGTAGCCCATGCTGACCTCGCGGGTTCCGTCTTCTACCGCGCGAATGATTGTAGCGTCCATCAAGACAGTCGGCACGCGGACAAACTCACCATCCCGCGCAATGTCAGCGCCAACGGCACCGCCTGCGTATTCCTTCCAGTTGTCAGCAGTCACCATAACGGGCGGGTGACCTAGCGTAACGGGCTTTCCGGCATATGTGGCCAAGCTATCCTTGGCAAATACGGCGCTTTCTGGACGGTAAACGGTGACAATCGCGTCACCAGTTAGACCCAATTCAGATGCGCGGTATTGCTGTGTTCCCGTCCTAGCGCAAAGCACATCACCGACAAGATAACCATCGGCAGTCTTGCGAAAGCCGTTGATTGCAGCGCGGTCGTTGAATTGCATATCAGCAGACATAGGAACCCCCTAACCGCACCTTATCACAATTCACGGCATAGGCGCAAGTCATGCGGGGTTTCTAGCCTCGCGGGGTTCTCTATCCACATCAGCCCCGCCAAACTCATCAACAGCCGCCTCAAGTCCAGGAAATGCGCCGCTTTCGGTCAAAGCATTGATTGCCGCCTTGCTAATAGCTGCGCCCGGCACAATCTCCATCCCGTCCAAGGCAACAAGAGCATCGACCAGCAGCTTGCCAACCTCTGCCCGCTCTTTGTCTGTAGGTTGCCACAATGAACGCCAGTTGTAGTGCAGATCGTCAGGGCGGTTGCCCAATGCCGACCGAATAAGCACCTCGTCAAGAACATACATTGCAGGCTCCATGACAAGGGATTGCTGAACCTTGATCCTGTCATAATACCCGCGCACATCGCTTGCACCCGTCGCGTTCATGCCACCGGGCGACATGCCAAAAAGCAACGTCATAGGGATGCCATGCGCGGCGGATGTTAGCTGCATGAACCTGTCGAGGATCGTATCCAGCGTGCCAAACGATGCAGACTTCTGTTCGTATTCTTCAAGGCTGTCTAGGATCATGGCGCCATTGATGCCCTTTCCCGTCGCAGCAAGTGTTAGGCGGCGGATCATTTCGGCGGCGTATTCATCGCCGCGAGTTGCAAGGTTGCGCATGAAGTCTGGTATTTTAATGACATCGACCTTGGCTTCATAAACCAATGACAGGATATTGCCCGCAATTTCATCGACGCGCTTTACCGCATCAAGGCCACCATCTAGCACACTTGACCCCCAGCCCGTATGAGTTGCGATGTCGTAATCTCCAAGCGGCTCCTGCCCGTTGAAAATAACAACGCGCGACGGATGCACCTGCAAACCCGTTTGGCCAGTCGTGTTCAGTACCCAATAACGAGGCAGCCCAAACGCCTCATCGGTTAGATCACTGGACAACGGCCCCGGCGTTAGATCGCGCATTGTCAGCATTGTCAGATAACGCAACCCGCCCTTGCGGATCGTATCAGGGCGCAATGGCTTTGTTAAATCAGTGTCGCCTGTACCGATAAACAAAGCAGACCCGCCGAATAGACGTGCAAACTTCTGCGCCTTGAGTATCTTGCGCTGAACGCCTAGCCGCTTTTCCTCTGCCTCGATAATCCCAATGCTGTCTTTGTCTGCCTGCCATTCGCGCCATTCACGGCAAGCGTCTTCGGCTGGCATATCAATGACCCGCCTCGCAAGGCTTGATGCTTTGTAGGCATTGACCAGTTGCAGGTCGTCTAGCCGCGCAACGGTATAGCTGGCCTGTCCTGCCTTGTCGCGGCTTGTTCCCATGCCGCTTACAAGGTTCACTAGGCCGTCATTGATTTGTGTCATAAAGCACCTGCATAGCTGAATGGCGTGTTAGCAATTTGCACAACCGCGTCCATAGTTGG